GCCAGCCCGGCAACAACGCCAAGCCGCTGCATGATCCACGCCACCACAGGGTTGTTTTCATGCCCGCCTTGCCGCAGGACCTTCATGGTGGTCCAGTAGTCTGCGATCTGCAAGACGATCAAAGTGCCGAGCAGGATTTCTGTCATGGTGCAATAACCCCAAAAGTTTTCCACGTTCCGGGAGTTCCCCCAGCCGTGCAAATCCACCCTTCATACCCGCCAGCAACGGGCGCACGTGCATACAATTTGTAACCCGTTGGCCACGTTCCACTAATCGGGGCTGTTGTTACGCGTTGAACTTTTGTCTCCGGGATAAACACACGAACTGGGTTACCAATATTGCCTCTACCTGGAATTGAAGTCCCCATATCCCACAGCGCATATCCGCTTATACGGCACACCAATCCGGCAGCAGGATTAACACCGAATGGATACATAAAAAGTTGGAAACTTGTAACTGGCGCAAGCGCTTTTACAATTCCGAAATATAGAACAGTGCGCCCTTTAAGACTAGTTGTTGCTCTATGAAAACTATAAAATTGTGGGTTAATAAATCCTTGTGATGATAGGCTATTCACTCGCAGATCAAATTCTGGCTGAATTACCGGAACATCTACGTATGTAATTGCAAAGCAAGCCGCAATGTAACTGTCTTGCGCAATTGACAATCCCGTTTTTGTGTTGGAAACAACACCGCTTCCCGTGCTGGTATAGCTCTTTCCCGCAGAATTCGGTATGCCATAAAGCGTCCCAGCCGGGGCTGTGACGTAATTACTTCCGAATTCCGTGAACCCAAGTGGGTTGTTGTTTGTAATCATTGCCGGTTCAAGGAACACCGCTACGGACGCATTTCCAGTAGGAACCGGATCAATAGCCATTTCCGAACTACGAAGGTCGAAAGACCCTAGGCAAGACGGGATTATCCGATCGTTGACGGTGGTTCCGATGTCATGAATCAACCTAAGTGGTTCCGTCGATAGGATATTCTGCCAAAAGTTGCCTTCAACAACAGCATTCAATGTGTTTTCAAGTTGCACACAATATGCGCCGTTATTTGCTTCAAAGTAATTTTCCGCTACCACTACTCCACGATAGTTGCCGATGATCCTTACTGGGTTCGGTTGATCTTCTAATGAGTTTTGTCGAATTGAAGCTGCATGCGCCGCGATATCTATGCCACCTTTAAGGTTCTGCCCCGCTTCGTTTTTTTCAAAAACAAAACCGTTCCAAGTGCCGGTAAGAGTCCTGGCAATATATTTGTTCAGATTGATCGCGCAGTTAATGATTTTAATCAAGCCCTTTGATGTGACGCCACCAGTGCCGTAAGTGTCAAAAGCCGATGTAAACCCATGAATTCCCACACGATTGAAAGTATAATCCCGGTGGAAATTGCCCGATCCGTCGAAGCCGAAACAACACGTCGGCATACTACCCGCTTGCAGAGTGGCAAAATTAATACCCTCAGCCGAAAATGTGCTGGCCGTATTGATCGTATTGCTGAAGAAACGAACCGCTGCCGTGCCCGAGTGGACCGGCATGATCGTGGGAGGCCCATCAGTGGACGGCACAAACAATTTTGGATACACCTTGCGCCGCCCAGTCCCCGTGAATCGAACGCTAGGGCTGTCAATCAGGATTTCTCCAGTTACTTTATATGTTCCGTTCGGGAAGTGAATTTCCCCGCCCTTAGCAGCCCTGACCGCTGCGACTGCCGCCAATATAGCGGGCAAATCGTCAGCTACGCTATCGCCTACCGCTCCAAAGGCCTTAATGTTATAACCATTTGCACCTTGCTGCACATACAGCTTGACCCCGCCCGCCGTGATGGCATGATAATCTACTGCCGCCGATGCGGCCACCTTGTAACTGAAACCTTCCTCAAGTGTGGTGAAGTAATCCCCCTCAACTACCGTTTCGGCCATGCCCTCGGTGTAGGTTTTTTCAATATCCGCCAGCACCGCCGCAGCGGTTTCAAACGTCCCAACGGGGCGTTCTGTCACAACAACATCCGATTTAACCGTAACGTTCCGCGTAGCATCAAAATAAAGATACGAATTGGCCCGCACGTAGGGAATGTTGGTTGTGGCTGAATCGTTGACCGGAATTGTAAGCGTCCTGTCTGCCCGCTCATTACTTTGTTGTGACAAGCGTGTCAGTTTGTCCAGTGCTGCCTCGTGCGTTTCTGCCGGGAATGCGTCGGTTGCGGTGTAATCAGTTTCTTGCGTCTGCGGGATTTCACTGTTGATCGCGATCGTCGATCCGATTGCCAATGGCACCGGCAGCGTTACCGTTCCACCAGTTTCATCCCCGTTATTGATCACTGTGTAATCTGTGATCAGAACCTTTTTAATCAGTGTGGCCCCATCCCACACATATACACCAAGATCAGTATCATCGAAAAAACGATACTCGAACGCGAATGCTGTTGATACACCGTCTCCAATGTATGAAACACGGTTCCCGGTTTTTGCGATTGTCATATTACCACCAGAGAATGAGGGAAATTGTCACGGCGTCGCCAGCGCCAGAGCCAATCGTTGGCTTGAATGCCACTGCAACTTGAGCCACCCCGGCAAGAAAGGCCGCAGTCTTGCCAGTCAACGCCGTGCCAAAAAGATCGGTCAAAGCAATGTAGTTGGTGCCGTCAATCGAACCTGTCAGCCCAACCACCGTGCCAACGGCAAAGGTGCCACTTGCTTGCACCGCAGCACGTGATGGTCTCGTTGCCGAGTATCCCGTGATCGTGTCCCCAGTAACCATTCCGGCCCATGTAATCCGCTCGGCATTTGGGGCCACGTTTTCAACCGTCGGCGTAACAGTCGCCATTGCAGTATCTCCTTACTTGAAGCCGCCGCCGCGCTGCACAACGCTGGATGGGCGGACTATGAAGTCCTGGTTGAGTTGTTTCTTAACACGCCGTTCCATGCGCCCAAGATAGCCCGGATTGAGCATTTCCTGTAGCTGATACCATATCATATAGTCCATTGCCCCTTTTGCATAGAACAGATTAGCGAAGGGCAAATTGCTTTTAACCAGCCTGATCGCATCACCCGCAAAGTTGACGTTTTTACCCGTGGCAATAGCCCGCGCCGAATTCATCAATTGCACAAAGTCTGCGATCGTTCCAAGGCCCGGTCCCGCCAGTGTCTCAAGCGGCCCGCCAAAGTTGCGGTTGGCCTCGGCAAACAGGAAATCTCCATAAATTCCGAGCGCACCACCCTGCATCATTGATGCCAGCACCAGATTTGCGCTCATCTGGCGCGGCTCTTTACCCGCCGCGATTTGTTTGGCCTGATATGACACATAGCCAAGCACCGTTGACGCCGCGATAAACGATGCCAGATCAGCATTAGCGCTCACGCCCTTGCCAAGTTGCGCCATAATCGAGGGAGCCCCGGTGCCGTAAATCTGCCGCCCAAGGCTTTTGGTTATCACTGTAACCGGGAAACCTTTGAATTGCGCCATGAACCGTAATGCCTCGCCCTCCGGTGTGCCCGGCTTGAACCCACGCCGCAGAATGGCCCGCTCGCGCGCTCCAGGAACCGGCACCGCAAAATCGCTTTCATGTGTGAACATGGCGAATATTTTTTCGCGCACACCATCCCGCAGTCTCTGTTGTTGCGGCTCACTCAATCCATCAAACATCGCCCCCCGCACCGCGTCCACCTCGCCAGGCATCAAGTATTTATTTCCGTCACTCACTTCCTTGACCGCCTGCCGCGCCACTTCCCATTCGCGCGCATCAATGCCATAGATTTCCAGCAAGCGCCTTCCTTCTGGCGGCAGATCGCCAAACGAATGCACCGACAGCCGCGCCAGATGGTTTGCCATGATGGCAGTCTGGCCACGCTTTACCGCCTCGGTCCATTGCGTTAGGAAATTCAATTTGAAAAACTTATCCATGATTTGCGCCCGAGCGCGCGACATGGTTTCCGCAGGATTCATTCGCGCATGAATTGCACCCAGCATCCCGTCAATGCCGATGCCCATGCTTTCCGCCACGATCCGAGTAGCAGCACCGCCGAACCCTTTGATCGGCGAAAGTAACGCATCCCCAAGCGACTCCAACGCAGTGCGACCTTGATAACGACTCGTTGCCATGACGTGTGCCAAATCCGACGGAACTGACAAAATCGCGCTGCCCAGCTTTGCCAGTGTTTGAATAGCCCGAATATTGGCACCGATCTCTGCTACTCGTGTGCCTGACCCGAAGTTTACCGACCCGTCCAATTCCGCCAAAAGCGCTTCAAATGTCTCACCTTTGGTGTCGAACCCCGCTAATTTCGCCGCGTCGTCGCGATACGTGCGCCGTCCGATCTCGCGCACTCGTTCCAACATCGCGCCAGGGTTTGTGCCAAACCTGTCCATGAGACCAACCGCTCGCGCACTGCGGTCAATGTTCGCCATGAAGTTACTTGTCAACGACCCAGACCCGAATTGGTTGTTGTAGGCCAGCCAATCGTCCGGCGTCTTGAACTCAATGGCGCGATGAACGCTTAACTTCTTGGCAAGATTGCCAGGCCCCTTGAAAGCGCCAGCAATCGGGGCGATTTCGTCGGTAAGCCGAATGCCGCTTTCAGCCGCAACATACGCACTTTCAAGATAATCGTCGATCTTGCTTACTGGAATACGCATCCTTTCAAAATCAAACCGCTTGCGCGCCTCTGCAATCCATGCAGCCTTGCCCGCCAACCGCATCGCCCTAGGGTCGTGACGCGTTGACCCGATCCAGCCGTCCTTGTCACGAATGAACGCCCCCGCATTATTCAGCCGAGCCTTCATTGTTTCGTTGTATTTGTGCATGACCTTGGCGATTGCCTTGGCAGTTGGCTTTGTGTCAAGTTTCTGCGGTGTGCGGCTGGTCAGGTTTGCCAATTCTCGCGCAACGTCCTTTTCCATATCGCTGTTGCGCCGCATCTTGCGAAACAAATCCCAGACTTCGGCTTGCTTCAAGTCATGGACTAGCCCGCCCGTCCACTCCGCGATAATGCCAACGCCCATTGCATCGGCGGATTGCTGTGCACCTTTAATAGATGCGTTTACACCCCCGAGAGATGCCTTGATCCCCAGTGACGGATTACCGGTTAAAGCATTAGCTTCCGTCATCGCTTTGACAAAGCCGTTTTCGATCAATATATTACGAAGCAATTCCCGTTTGGCGTTCATTGCCTCAATCATCGCGTCACTGGCAATTACTCGGCCTCGCTCAAGCAACTTGGCATCTATGCCATCAATCCCAGCGAGCAATTCCTTTTCCATTTCCAGTTGCGCCATCAGATCGTCGATATCTTCTTTCGACAGCCGACCCTTGGCAACCTCTTCTGCAATGTTTCGACAAACGTTCATCAGGTCCTCGCCATACAAGCCGCAGTCGCATTGGCAACTTCTGCCCGTGCCGCGCCGATTTCATCCATCGCATTAGCAGCTTTCAAGTCAGCGGCCTGCGTCGGGCTTAGGTCCATTTGATTAACAATCATTTGCAGATCATCAATATCATCAGGAACACCACTCGGCACCCCGTCAACGCTCTGATATTTCTTCGCCGCAATCGTTTCGTCCGCTACCCGACTGGCAGCAGCCTCATGCGGAATTGGCGCCGTTGATCGTGCCACAGTATTTTCAATCATGTCGCTTTCCGTCAAGATCGCTAACCGCTCGAATGCTTCATCTATTGATTTCCCCTCAAAAACCTGGCCTGCCAAAAATTCCAACTCAGCGTCAGAGCGAACAGCAAACTTTTGCCCATCCGCCTCGCCCATAATACGCTCGTAAACTTTAATGTTGCGCGTAACATCGTCTATTTCTGCTGTTACCTTTCCACGCCCCAATGCCCCCCTGCCGTTCAACTCATCAACCAATGCGTCAATTAGCCCCTGCCGAGAAATGTAACCATTTTCCACGCCCGTAATTTTAGAGATTCCAGGGATACTGTCCTCGAATTCATCCGCTGGCAAATTGTCAAGATCAGTCGCGCCACCGCGCCTGAATAATCCTGGGTAATCTTTGGCCCCAATTCCTTGCGCTGCCAACTCTTCCGCAACGCGCCCCCTCGGATCAATACCACGACTGCGCCGAAGGGTTTCCGCGATTGGTTTTATGGGTTCAAGTTTGGCTTCCTTGGCAAGCCTCTTATATTCTGCCGTAACCCCCTGCCGCGCATAAAATCCATCGAGGTCTATTTTTTGGTCAGTGACAAACTGGCGTAACGATATTTCGGCTGGCGCGCGTTGTGCTTCAATGGCTCGGTAATCAGATACTACTTCATCCGGTGCACGTTGCAGCACGGATTCAACGCGGCCTTCCGGTGCAAAATTGGTCGCATCGCTGGGCGCGCTTGGAACCGCGCCGCGCCGTGCCAACGCTCCAGCAACTGCGCCAACGCCGCCGCCGAACACAAAACCAACTCCGATGTTCAGAAGGCTGTCGCTCATCTCGTAGTCGAGTTGCATCTGCCGTGACAGGCCATAATAGAGCGGCTCAGTGAGCGCCTGCCCAACCCCGCCCTCTACAGCCCCGACGGCGACCCTGCCGCCCACGCGGCCAAATCTTGCTATGGCAGCGGCCTTTCCAGCCTGCCCTACTACCGGGATGAACATCGTTGCCAATTCCAGCGGGTCAGTAGCCATTGCCAACAGGTTTGCGCCAAACATCACCCCAGCCGCAACTACCCCCGATGGTGCACGAGCTGTAACCGCTTGCCGCACTAATTCAGCCCTTTTCGTGTCGATCACCACCTTCGCTTGATCCGGCGTCAAGGCGTAGTCGAACACCAGCCCGAGGTGTTCATTTTGTGCAGTCAGGTCTTCTGCCGATATCATCGTGCCAGCCGCAATGGCCTGCCGCGTCGCTACCGTAACCGTGCCAGTCGGTTGCGCCAAACTCTGCAACTCGGCAAAGGCGGCATCCTTTTCCCCCTTGTCAGTAAGTGTGCCCGCCATTTCTGCCAGCACCGCAATCCGCGCCTGCCGCTGGAATTCCTCGACGCCAATATCGGCCTGCCGCGCGTTGAACAATTGCCCGCCGCGTATTGCGTCAAGAAATGTCCGCCCTAGTGTTGGCAGTGTATGTTTGGCCGCTTCGCCAAGCGGAACCTGCAATTGGCTGGCCGCAGTCAGCCTCAGCATTCGGTTATCAACCAATGGGCGAGTTAGTGGCTCAATCATGGTGCGGTTTGTCCTGTCGCCCGTCTGAATTGGCCTACGGTAAATGACCGACCATGCCCAGGCACAGCCTTCATATCCGCGAACGGAATTTCCAACAGCGACCCGTCTGTCTTTTGAACCGGCAAATAATATCCGCCAATGTTGTAATGCAATACAGCGCCGGTGCTGCTGCCATTCATCAGCCATACCCCACCAGACGCGGCAACAAGGGCCACCTCAATATCCTGAAAGTCTTGAAATGCCGGATTGTCCAGCGGCTTTATACCGACTTTCCGCAACGCCTCGATGGTCTTTGCGCCATCCAAAGCTGACAACACAATGTCTTCGCTTGGCCCACCGTCAGGAATGATAACCTTCACTTCGGACGTGTTGATTACAGCATTGGCCGGAAACATCTGATCCATGACACGACTAGCTGCAGATGCGGCGTCCTCTCCATTCGCCGTTCTCTGCATGGCAAGTTTTCTGACAATTGCAGCCTGCGATGCCATCATGCCAGGGACAACACCCGTCGTATCACCAGCGCCAAGAACGGCAACGTAGTCGCTCATACCATCAACCACCACCTGGTCTATGTCTGTCTTTGCAGTCGAATATGGCAACAGCTTTACCAAGTCGGTTTCCGGTATCTTGGCCGTTGCAATAATCGCCGTTGCGAGACCGGGATTATCAGCGTATCGCATTGCCGCCGCGTATTCTGGCGCAAGGCCCGCCGCTTCCAATTCGGAAACCAGCCTCGGGTCATTCCACTCCGACTTCATTTGCCTCAACACTTGAGGCGAAATATCGCTACCTGTGCCAACCAGTTGCTGAACCATGGCTGTTGCCGCACTCTTTGGCAATAGAGGCGGATCATACACGCCAATCTGATCCGCTGATGCCGCTTGCAATGATTTATATGCGTCAATCCCAGACGCCCGGATTGCCGGGTCTTGTGATGTAGTCATATCAAGAGCAGTCGCAACGTCGGAATTGTATTTGACAATGTGCCCAGCCGGGTCTTTGTTGATGGATTCAATACGGGCGTTATAGGCCGCAACCATGGTGTCACGAATCGCCACGTCCGCTGGTGTGTTGCCCGGTTTTTCCACAGATTGTTGAGCGCTGAACAGTGCTGAGTTTGCTTCATCCTCACTCATTCCGCCCATGCTATGAATGCGAATGCCAGCCGTCACCATTTGTTGATACTGATCGCTCGCCGCGCTTGCCTCATCAGCAGATGCACCAAGATCGACAAACAGTTGTTCAGCCGCCTCAGCCGGAATTGCGGTTGACGGCAATTTGCCGTTTGCTTCGACAAAGGCTGCATCTTCTGCCAGCTTGTTCGCCAGTGTTTGTCGCGCTGCCGTGTTCTGAACTTCTTGATCACGTGCAATCTTTGCTTCAGCAGTTTTGCCAGACTCCATCAAGCTAAGCATTTGTGATGGGCTTAGTGCATCCGTCCACGCTCCCGCACGAACTTCATTGGCAATCTCTACGTCTGCTTCTGGCCCACCATTGGTTGACCGCACCGACAAGGCAAGCCGTTGCAACGATCCCGCCTCTTCCGGGTGTGCCGCCACCATTTCCGACAGCAAATCAGGGTTGAGAACAAGCGCCTTTTCGCGTTGCGATCTCGCCTCGCTTGCCGCAGCATTGATCGCCCGCGCTCGCGCAACAGATTCCGCTGCGGTCACACGATCCGCCAGACCAAGCCGATATTTGTCCAAGGCAAGCTGCACTCGATCATGCGTTCTCTTGGGCGCGGTTGCCGACAAATCCGCCCGGTAGGCGTCGAATTCGGCTAACGTTCGTTTTGCATACCCCGGCCCCGGCTGGCCCTCTTTCAGCCGCTTTTCCCAATCGTGCTGCATGGTCGCCAGCAACAGGTCACTTTTGATAGCCGCCTCTTTTTCATAAAAGGCGCTGAACGTATTTGCGGCTTGTTGTGACGCTTGCCCCAACTCACCAAGAGCCGTGCTGGCCGCATGACTGACTTGCGCCGCCGGTCGTGCCGTCGGCAGCATTTGCGGTGTGCGGATTTCCACCATCAGACCTGGCCCCCGATATTCAGCGGGTCAACCTGTGAAAACGATTGCACCGCCGCCGAAAATATCTTGAGCGGTGAAACCTTTGATGCTTGCGCTTGAGCCTCCGAACCACGCGCTGCCTGTTCACCCTGGAAAATGATTGTTGCCGCGTCCAACTCATCAACCGCCTGGTTACTGCTTAAAACATCAAACGCCGTGCCTGAAAACGACCCGCCTTGCAGCATCGCCACCCGGTCCCTCGATTGTCTCACACGCGCGTCCCTTAGCGCCCGCGCTGCCTGCACACTTGCACTGACCCTTTGTTCTTGCGCTTGCCGATCAAATTCCGCCGATTGCGCCTTGCCCTCTGCCACACTCGCGACTGCTCCCAAAACCGGGATGACTGCACCTCCGATTGTCGCAATGGTTGACAGCGTGGCAGTAGTTTCAGCGCTAAGCCCCAACAGTGGAATCAATCCTGCCATTATTTCACCCTGACCCATATCGAGTAATCGGAACCATCATTCCCCCATTTTGACGCTACTGGAGTTTCAACGACGAACCCTAGATTTCTTGCCCACGCCTCACCGCGTAAATACCCCAGCTTGATACCAATCTCCACCCGATGCCAGGGCCCGGCGTCCAGTGTTCTTTTTATCTCAGTCGTAATCGCTTTTGCATGTTTGCGCCAACGTCGCCCAAGCCATACCCACGCCATACCTACGCCTTCCCACCGAGGAAGAACGCCACCGATTGCCAACACTTCATCACCATCGATCGCCGCCATGCCGCCGATTGCTTCCAATTCAACCGCGATTTCAGGCGTGATCTCAAATCCGGCATGGATTGATTCTAGCAATTTCACCCCCATCGCCAATTCCGCAGTGAGTGGTCGAAACTCTAGCATCATCTCCCTTCCTGAACTACAACCTGCGGCATTATAGCGATAATCGTAGCCGGAAACAAACCATTCACCGAAAACCACAACCTGCCATCGGTCTCATACCCCGAAGGCCATGACAGCAATGCATCCCCGGAAAACAGAACAAGCGCCCCGCCCATCGGAGTTGACGGCGATCTATACGTCAAATCTGGAATGTCATCCATGTTTGCCAAGGAAGGCCCAGCCGCCCCGCCGAGCGTATTTGAAACCCGGAATGCGCAATCTGTAATCCGCTTGGTCTTACCCTGTGCAGTGCCATCCGCCGCACCGGCATCAAGTCTGCTGGTGGCGTAATAGGACTGATACGCAACTCCTACCTGCGCGGTGCTTGCGGCATATGGCAAGGTTACTTCCCCGTTCGACACCACAGTTGTCGGCGCAGTGGCACCGTCCAACAACAACACCACACTCTCGCCATCGAGGTGGTCAAAGCCATATAGTTTCGTTACCGCTGTTCCATCATACCTCAAGCCACTGTCGCAATAGGTGGCATCTGCAACATTGTCACCATCTTCAAATTCCGGCCTCAGATATTCAATATACGAGCGCGGTGCACCGTTAATTATGCGCGACGTGATGATCCAAACGTCATCCCTCGACCCATCCGGAGCCGGAATAACAGCAACATCCTTAACCTTGCCCATAGTATGTCGCGCCCACGCCCGCGCCTGCTGTGTCGGATCGAACGTAAACGACAGCAATTCACCATCGGCTCGCACAGCCCAAACGATTGCATAAGGCGTTTCCTGGCGCACCAACCTGCTTACCCCGCCGGTCGCAATATGCGTAGCCCGAACCGTCATATCCGGGGCAATGAAACTATCCGTTTCCCACGAGAATTGCATGGATCGAATATTGCGGCCCGATGCTTGCACATAAAGCGCCTCCGACCCAACCTTCACTGGCGCTATTGGTCTGGCACCGTATGCTGTGTGCCCCACCGCTTTGACATTGTTCGGCCCGAATACGGCATTCGCTGACTGTGGCCCGACCGCAAATTCGCCGCCTTCCGTCATAACCAGCAACGCCGTTCCATTCTGCATTCCGACAATATCATTTGCGGTGCCCGGCATATCCAAAGAGATTGCCGTTTCTGCCAATACCTCGCCAAAATAATCCACCGCGAAATTTTCATAGTCGCCTGCAACCGACATATCGAGCCTGAGGCCACCGCCAAGACAAAGGCGCTCGCCAAAGAATGTCACTGTCGCCGGATATTCACCCTCCCCCCATGATCCGCGACGCCACAACAGCGACGCGTTACCAGCTCCTACCAGTGTTTGCGGGAAATCAATCAGCACATCCGCTGTTGCGGTGGCCCCAGCCTGCGCTGTAATCCGCACAACGCCATAACCCGAACTGGTATAAGTCCATTCTACCTTGCCGTCAGTCACCGTTCCACTTGTATGGCTGGGGATCGTCGTGCCGGTTGTCGCCGTTGTCGCGGCCAGGTATTCCTTTCCTTCCGATCTGCGATAATCCCCCGCCGTAATCGCGCTGGCTGTTTCCCATGGAACTGTCGAGGTGATAATCTGTTGATCAATTCTAACGATCCGGCCAACATCGCTGGCGCTGAAAATTGCAGCGCTCGCTGTAACCGTAATGCCGATCCCGGTTGCCGCCGAAACATACATAGTCGTGTCGGTGCTGTTCATCGCCTGCCATGGCCCTGCATCCGGTGCCAATGTGGTAAATGCCCAGCTTGTCGCCCCGGATCGCGTCAGTATCCTCGGGGCCAGCACCCGGCTGCGATCCGTGATGTAAATCAAATCCCCGCGTTGCGCGAAGTCGATCCCCAACTCTCCCCGCGAATTGGTCAACGCCGCAGCGCTGTAAGGCGATGCAATCTCATAAGGAATATCCACCGCACCGCCCGACGCATAAGCGCTGTAGCCCGTTCCGTCTACGTTGTCCCCATGTATCGTCGTGAGTGCGAATGTGTTTGCGGCAGCACTTGCCACCTTGAACCACCGCCCATTAACCTGCACTTCCCCGGCCACGCCGGAAATGAATACATCGTCCCCATTGTTCAGACCATGCGCCGCCGACGTGACAACCACCGGATTGGCTGATGTCATTCCCGTTATCGTCAATGGCGATCCAGTCACCACTGGCGATCTGTCGACATAGAACCGGCAATACAAATCTCCGAATTCGATCATTACCGCATCATCGCGAGATAACACGAACGGCACCAGCCGCGCTTGTCCGCCAGATTGCCGAATAAAACCGGTGCCAGCCCGGCGCAGAATCGGCCCCTGAATCGTCGGAATGAAATTGACACACCGAAAGGCCGATGCAGAATACCCCTCCATATCGGTCCGCCCGTCAAGCAGTGGACCCCACTCCCCACCGTTCAACGCTGCAATCAATGGGCTTGCCTTTGCCACCTACCAAGCCCTCGATTGCAGGAAACTACCGCTTCCCTTGACTGTTGGCGGCGTCCATAGCGCATGAGTGCGCCGTGCTTCCCGGAGCGCCTTCTGATACTGGAACAACGCGGCTTGCTGTTTCTGATTGCTTTGCGTCAATTCCTCAGCCGCATCAGCCGCAAGTCGGCAGGCAAAAACCTCCACAAACAGCGAATTGAACAAGCCAGAATTTGTCACCCTCGCGACGTATTCGTATTCCAATGGCGCTGACATATCTGTCTGGATTTTACCGTCCACAATGGAATACCCGCCATATGCTCTGGTTGACGGCCCGGTTACATAAACCCCGACCGTCCGATAATTGACATAATACCCATTGATCGTCAACGGGCGCAGATCATCAGAAGGGCGAGCGAAGATTTTAGAATACCCCCATTCGGGGACTTCGGCAGTGGCGGGAAGGTTCACCCTCTTGATTGCAAAACGCCATGCCCCAGCTTCCACTTCCGCATCACGCAACATCTCAAAGCGCGAGTTCATCGCCCTCGCGCCCTTGTTGTTGTCTGTGAGGCTGGTTATCCGGGCTTCTCCGAGTTTGCTCAGCGCCCGGTTGGCAATATCAACATCAGACGCCATGGTTCACCCCCGGAAATATAAAGCCCGCCCCCGAGGGGGCGGGTCTGTTTTCAAATGTCATCTTCCATCACGGCGAGCCGGATCGCATCCAGTGCAGAAAGCA